CGGTATTTATTAAATAATATCTTATGTTGTTCAAATAAGCCCATAATTCCTCTGAATCTGGCAACTTTGTCACCTCTGAATCCTTTTACCGGATGCCAGAGTAAATTATAAAGTCCTTGTTCTTCCAAGCATATCCTTTTGAAATCTGCTTCCAATGATGCCTGATATGCTACAGCTTCTGACCATACATCAACAGTGCTACCAGTAGGAAAGTATTTATCATTGTCTTTATGAACTATTCCCCATTCAAACATCATCTCCATTATTGCTTCTAGTTTCTCTACATTACCCATTATTCTTAATCGTTTACAGTCAATGATATATATCTTGTCTCCAAGTCTCCCACCCATAACAAATACTGTGTAGTCATTTCTTTCTCTAACACCTGCAGATAAATCAACACCAACACCTAGACAATCAAACTGTGTTGGTATCTGTCCTTTGATAATCAAATCTGGTGAAACAGACATATCAGTTGTTCTTACCACCTGATTCTGATACTGAAAGCTAAAACTTATAGGTGATTGTCTTCTACGATCATTTAGATAATCGAGTGACCACATCTCTGGCCAATAAGATTTCTCATCACCGTTTTCATCAACAGTCACTGCTGACTGTATTATTTGTATCCAATCATTATCAGGTGTGAAAGTAGTCTGGTGTATATCATCATGTCTAAATCTTGTACCAAGACATATAGCTCTACCTCCTTCAAACATAGTTGGAACAATAACTGAGTTCCAGTTATCTTCCATAGCTACACGAATGTCTCTGTTCTTAATATCATCAGCTGATTTTATAGCATCATCAATGATACATAGATGAGAACGCTTTGATGTAACAGCACCTTTTAATCCTGCACAACATAAACTGAATTCTTCCTCACCAGTTGATCTTATACCTGCAAACTTCCAATCAATACTCCAATACTCATTAGAATTAATTCCTTTGGCAATTTTTACCATAGGAAATATTTCTCGATAGATCTTACTATCTTCAATAATTCTTTTTATTGCTGCACTCTTTGGTCTGGCAACATCAACAGTGTATGAAATATATAAAATTTTTAATGGCTTTTTATTAAGAGCATGTACACCGATAGCCCAGGCAGTGAATAAACCTAAGACTGTAGACTTGGCTGATCCTCTTGGTGCAAGTATATCTACATTGGGTCCAGCAATATTAATTAAACATTCACTATCTTGATGTGTGTAAAGATGTTCATGCCATAACTGCATATGTTCTGCAGGAGGTTTGTCCCCTACAACATCACAGAAGTATGCAAAATCTGTTCGAGCTTTTTCAACATCAACTGATGATGTTTTCTTTACAACCTGTTGTTTAGCAGCTGCTCTTGCAGTTCTACGATGAACAGAATAGATACTTGTTCCAGCCATGTATTAAGACTACCTCGTTAAGACTTATGATTCTTCTTGAAGAATCTTTGTCCAGACACCCATTGATGCTTCCTGCAATGGTCCTTCTATAGGATCATCTCTAAAGATTAATAATATTTCTCTCAATGAACGATCAGCACCAGCAAGTATTAAACCTTGTTTATCTGTAAGATGTTTTTCATCTGCAAGTTGTTTTATATGTGCTCTTAATTCTTTTTGAAGCATGGATATACGAGCTGCTCCCATATCTTGTTTTACTACACCAAGATCTATAGCTTCTCTAAGCTTTGATATATCTACTTGCATAGAATCTATTTCTATTTCAAGTATTGTGCTAAAGTTTCTTTTTTTAAATTCTTTCTTTGACCAGATATCAC